TGGCGCCAAGCGAGGCCGGGGGGAAAAATCGAAGTCTCGGGACCGCGCTCCCATTTCCCCCTCCCGATTTTCTTTCCAGCATTTTGCCTGTGCATTGCATCATTTTTTTTTGGAATGAGGGATGGCGTGGAACTGGCGCGATAGCCGTCATCGTGTCGAGGTCGAGGCTGATTTGAGGTATGCGGCGGCTCGGCATCGTCGGGTGCTGGGAGTTTCGCGGAAGTTGGATGCGGTGTTGGTGGAGGGGATCAAGGAAGGGCGGCGGATGAGTTTGAAGGGGAAGATGGCGGCGCTGACGGAGAGCGCGGCGGATTTCACGAAGGAGACGCATGCGACGCTGGACGGGATCAGTTCGAAGATTGCGGTGGCGCGGGAGAAGCGCGACGCGGCGGCTTTGAAGCATCACGGGTATTACGACGGAATTATTTCCGGGATTGAGGAATCGGTCGAGGCGATCGATCGGTTGTCGAATGTCCCTTTGGGGGGCGACGACGAGATGTCGCGCAGAGATGGCGAGGACTGATCGATGGAATTACCTGGCGGGAAGTTCACGGTGAGGCGGCGGGTTGACGGGGCGGTGAGGATCGAGTGCCCGCCGATCATGGTGGTTCGTCCGGCTGATGCGGTGGAGATGGCGAAGGCGATGCTGAAGATCGCGGGCGTCGAGACGGTGATAGCGGAACCTGGGCAGACGGTGATCTCGCCGCCGCGTCGTCGGGTTGGGGATGTGCTGAAGTTCGGGGGTTATTGATGCTGAAGGTTTTCACCTGCGTTGATCACAAGGGACATTGGCCGGTTAGCGTGGCCTCGGTGGTGGTTGCGCGCGGTGAGGACGAGGCGCGGCGGTTGTTGGATGCGGAATTGCTGCAGCAGGGGCTGGATACGGACCCGTACACGTTGAAAGAGGTTGCGACCGATCACCCGCACGCGGTTGTGCTGGCGAACGGAGAATACTGATGGCCATGGTGCGGCGCACGCGCAATCCGTGGATGAGGTCGATGATGGCATTGCGGGCGGCGCGTGGGACGGTGTTCGTGCTGCGGCACGGGTCGACGGCGCGCAATCTTGGCGGAGTCGGGCAGGACATGATCCGGGGGCACGCGGATGTTCCGATGACGGAGGCCGGCGAGCGCGAGGTGATGATCACGGCGTATCAGATCGCGGACCGGCGGATCGAGGTGATTCACACCTCGGACCTGCAGCGGGCGACGCGGTCGGCGGAATTGCTGTCGGACGAGAATGTGGGCTATCCGCCGATCGAGGCGACGCCGGCGTTGCGGTCGTGGGACATGGGCCCGGGCATGGAGGGCAAGGTCACGACGCCTGATGTCGTGGAGCAAATCGAGGAGTGGGTCGATAACGATACCGAGGTGCCGCCCGGAGGCGAGAGTTTCAAGGCCTATTGCTCGCGGATCATCGCGTTCGTGGCGCCGATCTTCGAGAATGCGGCGACGGGGCGGACGGTGGCGATCGTCGCGCATGGGCGGGTGGTGCAGATCATCGATTTCTGGGCGGCCAGCGGCTGCGACGAGGAATGCATGCGCACCGAGTTCGCGGAGTTCCTGGCCGAGGAGCCGGACACGGTTCCGCCCGGCGGCGGCATTCACTACAAGAACGACGGGCTGGGCTGGATCGGGGTTGTGATCGGGAGCGAGGAGCCGTCGGTCGGCACGCAGATCGCGGCGGGCAGCTATGTCAGGCCGGCCAACGAGATGGCCGCGGAAGAGAACGGATTGCCGCCATCATGATCATGCACGAGAAGATCGAGCTTCTTTACGACGGCATCATGGAGGCCTGTGAAAAAGCAGGCGTCACCATCATCGTTGATCGCATGTATGTCATCGATCGCGAGACCGGTAACACCACGACGATGCAAATCATGCAGAACGAAGGCTCGCAACGGAAGCGGTCGCCATCATGATTACGGTCGGACGGGTCAAGATCAACCGCATTCCGGATTTTTTCCTGGAGCGCTACGACCGCGAGATTGCGGCATGGGCTTCCAATTTCGAAAAAATCGGCCCGGTCAAGACGTTCGTGCTGCGGGAAGGGCACCTTGCCGATTCCTCGCCGGACCCCGAGCAGGGCGCCGAGTTGCTGGCGGTCAAGCTGATTGCGAAGATGAGCGGCAAGGGTGTGGAGATTTCGCCGTTCACGCCGCGGGACGAGACGCTGATCGCGCTGCATTGCGAGAAGCTGAAGCGCGCGGGGCTGGGCTCGAAGCAGTTTACCCCGGAGCCGCCGCGGCCGGGCTTGCCGATTTTCCCCACCATTCACGACAGGCCGGTGAACACGACGGAGCATTGACGTGGAGGACGAGGACGCCGGCAAGCGCGACAAATCGTCGGTCAACTACCGGCACGCCACCTCTGAGCAGCGCTGCAAGACCTGCCGCTATTCCTACGGGCCGATGGACTCGCGCCGCTGCAAGAAGGTGAAGGGCCAGATTTATCCCGATGATACCTGCGACTTGTGGGAAGCGAAACGTGCCTGATGATCGAATACGACGCCAAAACCGGCTTTCCGATCTTTCGACCTGACGGCGCGGTGCTCAAGGCGTTCATGCGGGACCAAACCTCGCGCGTGAAGATCATCCAGGGCCCGGTCGGATCAGGAACCTCGTCGGCCTGTTGCATGCATATCTTTCAGCGCGCGCTCGCGCAGCCGCCGCAGCGTGACGGCCGCCAGCGGTTTCGCGTGCACATCATGCGCGAGACCTACTCCAAGCTCGAGGAAACCACGATCCCGACCTGGAAGGACTGGTTTCGGCCCGGCACCGGCGCCGGCGAGTTCGGCGTGTTCTACGAAACCCGGCCCTATCGTCACGAAGTCCGCGTTGGCCCGCTCGAACTCGACGTCACGTTCGTTGCGCTGGAGGATATCCGTGACGCCAAATCATTCTTCATGTCGCTCGAGACGTCGCTGATCTGGTTCAACGAAGTCCAGTTCGCGCAGTACGAGGTTTTTTCGGAAGCGGTGGGCCGCGTCTCGCCGCCGCGATACCCTGCGATGAAGGACGGCGGCTGCGCCTGGGGCGGGCTGATCGCCGACACCAACGCCCCGCCGGCAGATCACTGGCTGCCGATCATGCGCGGCGACGTCCCGCCGCCGGACTGGATGAGCGAGGAAAAGCGCAAAGCGTTGAAGAAGCCGGCGAATTGGGGCTTCTACATGCAGCCAGCCGGGTTGTTGGAGGACTTCGACGACAAGGGAAGGCTTTTAGGCTACAAGCCGAATCCGGATGCGGAGAACCTGAAATATCTGGCGCCGTCCTTTTACGAGGAGAAGATCGCCGGCAAGACCAAGTCCTGGATCGACGCCAATATCATGAACCGATCGTCGGTCGTCGCCGACGGCAATCCGGTATATCCGCAATTCCGCCGTGACGTGCATGTCAGCGAACAGCATCTCGAAATTATTCCGGACATCCCCGTCAGCGTCGGCCTCGACTTCGGCCGGCAGCCCGCGGCTGCGATCGGGCAATGCCTGCGCGGAGACTGGTTCATTCATCACGAATATATCGGTCGCGACATGCAGGCGGGCGAGTTCGCGCCGCTGCTCAAGACGTTTCTGGCGCAGACCTATCCCGGTTTCAAATTCAATTTCTGGGGCGATCCTGCCGGCCAGCATAGAGGCCAGGCGACAGACGACACGCCGTTCCTGATTTTTAGGGAAAATGGGATGCACGTTTTGCCGGCGCCAAATCCGCAGAACCAGCGCAGCGTTCGATGGGAAGCGGTGAACGGCGTGCTGATGCGGCGCTCGTCAGGTGGCGTTCGGCCCTCCTCTTTGCTCGTCGATCCGCGCTGCACGACGTTCATCACCGGCATGGGCGGCGGCTACTACATGCGGCGCATCCGCGTGTCCGGCGAGAGGTTCGCCGACGAGCCGGAGAAAAATCAATACAGCCACATCTGCGAGGCCTTTGAAAACCTTTTGCTCGGCGGCGGCGAAGGTAAGGCGGTGACGATGGGAAACCATCCGGGCAGGGCGGTGCGCATCGCCAAGCCGCACAAGACCATGCGCCGGGTGGTGGCGTGAATGAAATCACCGATATGGCGGTGATCGAGCCTTCCGAATGGTTCGTCGTGTTCCACCGCAAGTCGGTCAACCGCATCCTATCCTTCCTCGCGTTCGGCGAATTCAAGCACGTCTCGGCGTTCGGCTATTGTCCGGGCGTCAAGCTGTGGCTGCTCTATGAAGTCAAGTTGTCCGGCACCCGCGTCATGCTGCTCGACAAGTCAGCCGTCATGGCATGGACCGAAGGCTGCGACATCTTGAAGATTGCCCCCACCGGAAAGCGCATGGAGTTTTCATCGCGGCTCGGCTTCACTTGCGTCAACGCGGTCAAGCATTTGCTGGGCTTAGTGTGCGTTGCGGTCACTCCCGACCAGCTTTATCGCCATATCCTCCGCAACGGAGGATTGCCGATCCATGGGAGAGGACCAAGCCCAGCCGCCGCCGCTCCCGGTCGATCCGATGCTCGCGCAGGAGCAGCAGCAGGCGCAAAATGACCTGATCAAGTCGCTGCAAAGCCAATCGCAGTCGGACACGGCTGACCTGATGGCGCGCTACGGCACACGGCTTGCGATGTCGGGCGCCAGCGGCGGCTCTCCGCTATCTACGCCAGTTGGCGGTGCTACCTCGCAGCGGGGGCTGTGACCGATGGCCGATGAACAAAGCGGCGCGGCCGGCGCGGTCAAAGCGGATGATCTCGAGCAAAGGGCGGTCAATCGGCTCGCGGCGGCGCGGACATGGAAGTCCTACGTCGAGCTCGATTTCAAGGAATGCTATTTCTTCGCCGCGCCAAACCGTCAGCGCCAGATCAATTCGGCGACGCAGCCCGGCACCGCGCGCATGCTGGACGCGCCGGAGCTCAACACCGACCAAGCCTTCGTCATCTGCGGCGATTTCATCACCGCGATCGTCAACGCCTTCATGCCGGAAGCCGAAATATGGTGCGAGCGCGGTCCCGGCATGGACCTTCCAGGCGGCGAGGACGGTCAAATCTGGCAGGGCATCAAGGACAAGGTCAAGGCTGGCGACATCAAGATTTTCGAGGCCATGAAAGCCTCGAACCTGTATCCGGAAATTCCCAAAGCCTTCAATCCGGATTTGCCGATAGGCACCGCAGCACTTTGGATCGACCGCCCGCATCCGCACAAGCCGATCGTGGTGTCGGCGATTCCGCTGCGCGAGTTGGAGATCGACCTTGGCCCCTACGGCGAGATCGATACCCGCTTTGCCGTGCGCTATACCCGCAATCATTATGTGCGCGAGCTCGTCGGCGAAGAAATCTGGGCGAAGATGGACGTCGAGTTGAAGCAGAAATGCGACGACAAGCCGTCCGATCGCACGCAGGTCATCTGGGGTTTCTGGCGCGATTGGGAGGACAAGTCGGACGAGGTCTGGCAGCACGTCGTATTGCTGACGAACAAACTTATCCACGACACCAAGATACGCGGCGAGGGCTCGTGTCCTTTGCTGCCGATCCGTTTCAATCCGACCGCGGACTGGCCGCACGGCATTGGCCCGCTGATCCAGGGCTTGCCGACGTTCCGGCAGATCGACGAGATGGAAGCGCAGCGCGTCGAGCATGCATCGCTGTCGATCAAGCCGCCGATCACCTATCCCGACGATAGCTTCGTCAATGTCGAGCAGGGCGTCGAGGAGGGCATGGCCTATCCGATCCGGCCGGGCACCGAAGGCTCGGTCAAGAATATTTACAACGTGCCGCCGCCGGAGGCCGCCAATTATCAGTACCAGGAAAAGGTAGCGACGCTTCGAAAACTGTTCTTCGTCGATCATCCCGAGCAGACCGGCGACACGCCTCCGACCGCCACCCAATGGATGGACGAACTTGCGCGCGCGCAGCGTCGCGTCGGTACACCTGGGCTGTCGTTCTGGAAAGAGGGACCGGCACAAATCTTCCTGCGCTTCAAGCATCTGTTGGAGATTGCGGGCGTCATTCCGCCGCTACAGGTCGACGGCCGTGCGGTCGCGACCTTGCCGCGCAACCCGGCGCAGGCCGCCGCCGAACAGCAGGAGGTCGTCAAGACGATGCAGCTTGCAACCTATCTGGCGCAGACCTTTCCGGAAGAATTCAAGATCATGATCGACGGCAAGACGACGATGAAAAACATCAT